TCAGCCCTTCGGCTCGGTATATTCCTGCGCCTGTTCGCTGTCCGTGATCCCCTTTGTCGTCGGATCGGTCAGCACTCCAATAAACGACAGGACCGCCATGACCGCTGTGCCGATCAGATACGGATTCGTGAAGAACTGTACGAATACGTTCGCCACACTATCCCATGTCGTCAGGTCCTCAAACCCAAGCCCAAGATACGCAAGGACGGGCGACAGGACCACGCCAATAAGCCCGATCCAAAACTGCGGGCTTTTCGCCCGTACTTTCCAGTTGATCTTACTCATTTCATCTCCTCCTTTATTCCCACAAAATCTTCCACGTTTTCGGCCCAATCACGCCGTCCACTTCTCCAATATCCCGGCCCTCGTTTTTCCTCGCCTGCTGGAACCGTATGACTGCTTCTTTCGTACTGTTCCCGAATACGCCGTCTATCCTGCCCGGCTGTGCAAGGTGCTTTTCCAGACGCTCCTGCGCCTGCCGCACATCGTCTCCACGCATCATGGGAGAGGTCAGCTTTAAATTGCGTGTCAGCGTTGGGATAGACGCCGCGGGCGCGCTCTTTTCCGCCCACGTCCCGCCGAGCAGCGGCGCTGTGTTTTTGCCGACCTGTCCGTCGACCGTCACGCCACCATTTTTCTGTACGTCTCTTACAGCAGCGTCTGTCTTTGTTCCGAAGTTGTTGTCGATCCCGGCGCTTCCCAGATCATAGCCCATCGCAAGCAGATTGTTCTGGATAGAGCCAACAACCGCTTCCTTGCTCCCTTTCTTCACAACATGGTCAAGTGTAAATGGCTTTTTGGTGCAGGCCGGCTGTGCGGGCGGCGTGGCCGGGCTTTGTTCCGCTCCCCCGGCAATGGAAAGGACCGCGTCCGTGATACCCTGTACGATCTCCCCCTGCTTGCTGTCAAACAGCGCGTTGTCTCCCGCGTTGTCGATGAAGCCGCATTCAATCGTAGTCGCGGGCATCGTCGTATGGGAAAGCACGTATGTGTTTTTATCCTGCACCTTTACGCCGCGGTTTTTGAAGCCAACCGCTGCAAGCGCGTTTTGAATTGCCTGCGCCATCTCGCGCGACTTTGCGGAAGCGCTCGATACGATCAGGCATTCAGCGCCCGTACCGCCGCCGGAGTTTCTATGGAACGCGATAAAATAGTCTGCGCCCCAAGCGTTTGCCCTTTCCGCAATGTCTTTCACATTGATCAGCACATCGCTGTCCCGCTCGAGCTTCACGTCATGCCCCGCCGCCCGCAGCTTTTCCGCGACCGCCGATGCGTACCGCAGGTTGTCCGCTTTTTCCTGTCTCCCGCCGATGCCTACGGCCCCGCTGTCCGTGCCGCCATGCCCCGGATTGATATAGATCTTACTCATATTCTTTTCCTCCTTCTTTGAAATAAAAAAGACGCTGCTGCGTCTCATTTGACCTCTAACCTCTTCACGTCCTCTACAAGCTTCCGTACCGCTCCATTCCCGCCGAGCGCCGTATACTGCTTCAAAAGGTCGTCGAGCGATTCCAAACTGTGGATGCGTACACTGCCCCGCTCGAGGCACCTGTCGCAAATGCGGATCAGCTCTTCCCGCAAAAGGCAGCGCACACCGCCCCGGATGGCCTCCTCTTCCCTCCTGTCCCGGTTCACCTTTGCACGCAGCCGCCCGCCCAGAAACCCGATCACAAGCCCCGCGGCCGTCAGCAGCAGCGACAACAGGAAATCCAATATCTGCGGATTCATCGTTTTCTCCTGTCGTTATATACTTGGAAACCAGAAGTCAGACTTGATCCACCGGCACTTATAGGTCCCGTCAGGAAACATGACCGTAACTTTTCCATCCGTTCCAATGGATAGGTCGATCAGATAGAGCGTTGACCGGTCCGCTTTCATTGCAATGGCAGGAACTACCACGGTACTGCCCGGCCTGAATCCCTCAGGGAATGTGCCGATCACAGAGGTATTTAAGACGGCGTCCGTGTCGGCCGCATATTTTACCCTGTAATTCACGAATACGAGTCCGTTCATTTTCCGGATCACTGTATTTGTAAATTCAATATTTTCCTGACCGGGAAACGATGCCGATATTACATCGATATCTTCCTGCGCCGCATAAGCTTCCGATGATTTTCCTCCCAGCCGTTCTGCGTCTGATATCGGCCTTGTCGCTTTGATGCTCATACTTTTCCCTCCGTTTCATCTGTTTTCGCCATGAGCCCATCCATTTCTTCCTGCGTCAATATCCCTTTTTCCACAAGAAGCGCGGAAAGCGCATCGAATTTTTCCGCCTTTTCCTCTGCTGTTTCCGGTAATGTATCGTCCGCCTTTTCCGAATCGGTACGCAGCATAAGCCTGCCGTCCGAAATCTTGTAATTATAGTGTCCGTCATTATCCTGCAATACCCGGCCGCAATGAAGTGAAAAATCATATTCCCCCTCAAAGCTTTCTGCCGCGATATCTCCCTCTTTCGGTTCTTCAAACAGGTCAAGATACATAGCCGTAACGATATTGTTTTCGTCCGTGCTTACATAAAGGTTATACATGTCTTTTCCTCCTCAAAGCGTTTTCCATGCCGTCCACACGCTCCCGTTATATGCGCGGACAGAAGTTTTTGCATCCGTGACGCTGATAAACGTTTGTGTGATATATTGATTGGACTGGTATACCTGCAGCGTTCCGTACGCCCCCGCATAGGGCGCATGTTTATCTGTTCCGGAACCGAATATCCCGTAGCTTCCGTTTTTCGCAATGTTATTGAAGTCGGATTCGGTCGCGTTGCTTCCTGCGGTAAAAAGCGCGAGCCACGGTGTGATCGCCTGTCCATCCTCCCTCGTCCTAAAATATGCCCTGTTTTGCACACGGGAAAAATACAGCTGGACCGCGTATGTATTCGCGATAAAGACGATCAATACTCCGTACGCGTCAGACGACGGCATATTCTTCGCCGCAGCAGCCTGATAGACGCCCGGTTCGGCAAAATAGTCGTTCAAGTCGTCCGATGAGGTCAACTGCTTTCTGTAATTCAGAGAATCGGCTGCCGCCGCGAAATATTCTGGCAGCTCTCCTCCCAGCTTCTGCGCGTTTTCGACCTCCGCGACCGTCACGTCGCCGTCCGCGTCCGGCCCCTGCCCGTTCACAGTGAGCACACGGCCCGCCGGAACCATATATACCCGGTCAATATACGCCGTTCCCGGAAACGCGGCGTCCGAATAGACGGTAATATTTCCGTCTCCGTCCTTTTCCATCTCAAACAGGACGGCTTTCATCTTCCCCTCCTCCGACGTGTCATACAGCGCCGTCAGCACGCAGTATTCCCCGCGCCGGTGTTCGTTTTCCGGGATAGAAAGTGTATAAACGCTGTCCTCCCCCAAAATCCAGTCTGAAGCGGAAAACTCCCAGATGCACGGCGGAGCCGTCACGCCGATCTCTCCATAGGTCTTATCGTATTTGATGATATAATGACACACCAAATACGGCTGCAGGTTGTTGTGCGCTCCGCCGCCGCCCTCTATTACCCACGAGGTCGTTCCCCCGCCGTTTGCACCTCCGCTATAGGGCAGGCAAAGAGAGCCCGAGCCGGAACCGGCATCCGGCGACGCCCTGAATCCACTCGATGATATAACGTTCGCGCGAGGTATTTCCAAGTTTGTCAGCGTATGCGTCTCTTCTCCGCCCGTTTTGCCGAGCGCACCGAACGTTCCTGTATTTTTCCCGACTGCTACGCGCCCCCGCAGGTCGGGTACGCGGAACGTTCCCTCCGCGTCGTCTTCCCCGTTATATGCGGTGCCAATCACCTCAAACAGCTTTAAGTAATCCCCATTCGCCGGATAGCTCGCGCCGTCGCACCACAGATATCCGTCCGGCAGCGTTTCCCCGCCAAACTGCTTGATCGTACCCACAGGCTCCGCGTCGCCCGCGCCTCCCCCTCCGCCTCCGGCCGCATCGATCGCATCCGATACCGCTCTTTGGCTCATGACCTTTGTTTCACTCCGGCCCTGCACCTGCACGATATCTTCTTTCGGGATACAGCTTTCGATCTCTGATTTCAGCTTATCCCGAAGATAGTTCAGATTGCTTTGCACCGTATCGCCCGCGCCGCTCTCGACTGCCTCCGCGCCAATGTTCCCCGCGCCGCCGGTTCCCATCGAGGCGTCCACCAGCGAATTGTGCTTCGGCACGACCACTTCTTTTGTCAAGCGGTCAAAGGCCGCTTTCAGCTCCGCCGCGCTCACGCCCGCCTCGCTCGGCTCGTCCGGCAGGCTCGCCACGTCTTTTCCCGTATAGTCCTGCTCCGTTATTTTGTAATCTTGTAGTGCCATATTTTTCCTCCTAACTCGCCTTATTAAAAAACTCCGCACATTTGGATCAGCTTCCTATCTTTTCTCCAAATTGTATCCGGCACCTCTCCCTAAGATTCATGTTTATTTTTTCTGTTTTCCGTAGGGGGATTTTCCTGCTTTCTTCAATGCTTCACGCGCTTCGGCCTGCGTTCTGTACCATTTCCCCGTAGCATTTAGGTAATACCTTTTCTGCCATGCATAAGGGTCCCGTCCGGCGGCCTTATCTGCGGCTTCCATTGCGCTTCGTTTCTGATACTCTGTCATCGTTCCGCTATTCCCGGTAGAGCCTCCGCCTCCTCCAGAGCTTCTTCCCGTCTTCTTCTGTTTTTCCATATCCCACTGCTCCTGCGCGCGTTTCTCCGCCTGCTCCTGCAAATAAGCCGCCCAGCTGTCGTTCGCCCGTGCCCATGCGTCCGCATTCTGGGCCGCTTTGATATCGCTGATGTTTTTACGGTATGCATTTTCAAGCTCCGTCATATTATTCTGATAGTTTTGCGTCAGGTCTCCATATTGCTGGTTATAGCTCGTCGTTGCCGCGTTCCGCGAATTTTGATAGGTTTTCAGCAGATTTCCATACGTACTTTCCGTCATGCCTCCGCGGATCCCCTGCGCCGCGAGCGTCACAGGCATATCCCTCATCGCTTTCTGCTGGCTGACATACGCGTCCCGCATTGCCTGTTCCCGCACCGTGCCAAGCTGTCCGGCGCTTCGGTTATAGCTGCTGTCCAAATTCTTTTTGCTCGCATTGTAATTTTGTGTCTCCGTATCCATCTGTGCCTTATACTGAGACCCCAAATCGTTCAAATACTGTGTATAATATTCATTCAGTGATGGCATTTTGTTCCCTCCGTTTTATTTGATCCTGTTCTTTGTATTAAAGTGCGCGATGATGCCCTGCAGCCCGAATCCCTCTTTTTTCTCGCCATTCTCGAACCGAAGCTGCGTCGTGATGAGCTTTTTTGCTTTCACCGTCATGGCCGCCGTCAGATCGTCCGCGTTCGTGTTGAATGAAAAACGGCGAAAATCCATGTCCGCAAAGGATATGATGTCCACCGTCCGCTCGTCGATCAGCTGCCATGCTCCGTCTATGCGGATATACGTCTTGAAAGAAGACCTCGCATACGGCTGAAGCCGTGTAAACAGATAGCGCAGCGTCTTAAAAAGATCTCCATAGGAAAAGTCGATGGTCGGCGTCGTCCAGTAGGCCCTGATCGCCCGGTCCTCATCCATATAGCTCGCAGATATCTTTTCGCGCGCCATACGCATCACCGCGCCGTCATCCGTACCGAACAAAAGCTCCTTGCCGCCGTCTCCCGTTCCCCATACACGGACGGGCATATCATCCCAGTAATACCATTCATATTGATATTGCTCCGCTCCTTTCCCGTCATAATGCTTCTGGGCCGCATCGGCTACAAAGCAAACGCCGTCTACCGCAAGATATAGATATCCGCCATGCACGATGCCTACGGCATTTTTCAGATCATGTCCTTTCAGCCGCCGGTCGATGAGCGCGCTCCTCGTCTGTGCATATTTTTCCGCAGTCACCGCATTCGTCGTGACCGCGAACACGCCTTCTTCCGAGAGGAAAAGGTGGTCGTCCCTTAGGTCGCAGAAGCAGTATTTCGATACGGCGCCCACACCGGCGATACCCTGCTGCATCGAATATACGATCTTTTTGTCCTCGCCGTCCTCCCACAGCGTTCCGCTCATCAAAAAGGCGGTCGCATCCTGATAGTTGTTTTCCTTGATAACGACAAGATATTCTCCGGATTTTCGATATCCCATGATCGCTGTGTTTTCCTGTCCGACTACCGCATAATTCGTATCCGGAAAATAGGTCGGCTCCGATGGGTGAGAATAATAATGATAGTTGATATACTGCGGATTGCCTGTCAAAAACGCTTGATCGTAACTCGATAATCCAAACAGCGTCTGTACCGTGCAGTTCCCGATCGTATCCGCGTATCCGTCCACTGCTTTTGCCGCCGTGATGCGCACGTTGTCCGCGCCCTCCTCCGGCGATTTTCCCGGTGCCGTTTTAAACGTTATCGCCCCCGTCTTCCGATCCACCGTGAAATCTGTATTTTCCGTCTTTTTCACCCACGCGCCGCTTGCGGAAAGGATCTCCGCCGTCACTGTATCCGCATCCAGCGGACAAAAATCCAGCATAAATACCTTTTCCGCCGTTTTCTCTGCCGTCACTAAGAAAGAGTTTTTCCGCCATTTATTCAAACGGTTCACCGCTTCATACGCTTCACCGCCCGGATCTGCCGTTCCCGGATTCCGCGAGATGACCGTCGTCGGGATATATACGTTCGCGCTTTCCGCCGTCTTTTCTATCGTTTCGCCATCACAGCAATAATAATTTTCTCCGTCAAGCAGCCATAACGTGGGCTTAAGCGCTCCTGTTCCGTCTGCTTTCTGTGCCGCGCTCATCTGAAACGCGGTGGAACGCGCGTCGTTCATCTGCTCTGAGAGCACCGTGTCCTCTTCCGGCGTATCGCCGCATAAAATAAATTTTGTTCCCGCGTGTACGAAACGGTAACGCTTTTCCGGCGTCGCCAGTTCAAATATCCCGTTGATCCGGCCATCATATTCCGCGATCTTTTCATATCCGAAGCGCTTTACGGGCTGTCCGTTCCGGTCGGATATCATGTTCAGCATATCCGGCGACCGTTTCAGGTCCACATTTCCGCTGTATGTTGAAAAATCCGCGCCCCTGAATTGTTCGATCACGATGCGCCCCGGCTCCCTGCGCTGCGGTACGCTTACCGTTTTCATCCTGTTCCCTCCTTTTCCTTCCTACGCCGCCGCGGCGTAGCCGCTTCATATCCATCCTGTCGTGCATACGTACTCCGTTTCTCCTGCACGCACTGCATCGCTCCACAATCCCTCCAAACGCTGTGCATATTCGTTCCAAAGCATAGACGCAATGGAAGCATCGTCGTCCTTAAACAGGGAAGACGCCATACAAAAGGGTATCAGGTTTGCTGCACCCGGAGGCAGCTCCGGTACATAATCGTCCGGCGTGCTGTCCGTAAATTCCTCCGGGGCGGCGTGATAATAGATGTGGAACCGCCCTTCGAACGCCCCGTCTACCCATAAGGTGTGCCCATCCGGCAATATCGCGCACGGCACGCCTCCATCTGCATATTTGTCTGCAAACCTCATAAACACGATCCGGCCGTTCTGCTTCGTCAGCTCCCGCATATCATATTCCTGCGCCGCTTCGCTCTCTTCCTGTTCTACGGTATACTTTCGGATATCCGGAAGCGCCCGCGCAATGTCATACAGCGCAATGTTCGCCGCCCCCGGCATCGCAAGTATATAATCCTTTAGGTTTCCGTCCGACGCCGGGACCACACTTCCTTTTTTGGAATAGGAATACATCAGCTTCAGGCATTCGTCTCTGATCTCTTTCCAAGTCATTGCTTCCTTCCTTTCTTTTGCGGCGCGGGAATGGGCCTCCGCCCATTCCCTGCCGCCGGCTTTCCGGGGCATGCTGCCCGCTCGCCGTTTTTCTTATGCCGCCGCCTTGATCAGCTCCACAGCATTTGTGTCGGAGGCGACTCCGCCCACCGCAAACGCGCGCCAGTCGTTAAAGCCGGCAATAAACCGCGAACGGCCTTTCCAAATGTTGTTGTCCGTGTTTTCATCCACATAAGACTTCACCGCAAGCTTGATGCGGTCTAACCATACGGCCCCGCCGCATTCCGTGTTGTAATTGCTGTCCATCATGATCCACGGCTTGTCTTTTGCGTCTATGAACTGGTTCAAATACTGCCAGATCACCACATGGAACCGCCCGAACGTGTAGTTGAATCCATTGTTTGCCGTGTTCGGGTCCTTGTCCGCGCCAAGCGCTGCAAAAACGTCTTTTTTCAGCTGCCAGTCATTCGGTATGATAATCGTATCCGGCGCAATCGCCAGCACCTGTCCGTTATCGTCGCGGAAATCCTGCATCCGGCATTCCATCGCTGCCAGCGTATCCGCCGAGAATGCGTCCTTGAACAAATTAGACTGCGCGTCTCCCTTTACCTTAGCGGGGTGGTTGTGCGCAAACAGCTTTTTGCCGTCCGCGCCTGCCGTGGAAAATTTCATTCCCCGGAACTTCATGCTTGTTCCGCTGATGCCCCCCGCGAGCAGCGCGGCGCCAAACTGTTCCCGTGTGCGTTGATATCCGCTCACGAATGCATAGGGCTTGCTGCGCAGATCAAGCGCTTTGCTGTCCTCCACCATTTCCTGCGTCACCGCAAACGAATCTTTCCAAGTCACATGCTCAAGGACCTTTGCATACCCCTCCTGCATCTCGTCCTGCGGATAAGCTCCGCCCTCTCCCGTCGGCATAAAGCCGTTCATCGACGTCATACCTGTCAGCTTCTCAGAGAAATTTTTGGAATCGGCTGTCATAAACACATTGGGAAGCGCCGACTTTTCCTCAAACGCTTCCACCTGCTTCTCTACAAACATTCTGATCGGCTGTTGGCTTTTCCCATAAACACTATCGTTGATACCTGAACTTTCTGAAAATACAATACCTGCCATTTCGTCCTCCTTTACACTTTTGGCTCATTTCCGGCTTGTGCCGAAAAATTCACTTTTCGGGCAAGTCGTCCTCTTCCCAGCACAATTCACTTCGTTCGAGTTGTGCTGGATTCCCTACTTTTCCTCTCTCGCCCTGCCCACAGGGCATGTCCTTTTGTTCGTTCCTCCATAGGGAATAGAAATTGCGTCGGTTTTGCCGACGCAATTGATTTGCGCGCCACGGCGCCGGAACACAGGTCATTCGGGAATCCCCCTTGTTCAGACCGCGCTCCTTCTCTTCAACTATTACTTATTCTCAATTCCCTATCGTCCGCTTGCTTGTTCCATCACCCCGCCGCCGCGGTATCGGCGTCGAGTATCCTGCCATATACAGTGTCGCCCACAGCGTTTCCATCCTCAAATCCCGTGATGGTAAATACGCCTTTTGTCGTGGTCGCCGTCACGCGGACCCCGTCCGCAGCGAGTGTTACTGCGTCGCCCGCTTTCAGTGACGTTCCTGCGGCCGAGAGCTCTGCTGCAAGCTCCATATGCGGATTCACACGCACTACCGGCAGCGGCTCCAAATCATCCGCCGCACTGTTTTTCATACAGATGAATATCGGCTTATCCGTCGCCGCGCATGCTGCTGCGGTTCCATTCGCCAGCTTGATTGCCTGTCCGATCAAAAATGCACTGGCCGCATTTGGGATCAGTTCGAGCGGCGTTGCGCTCGTAATGTCATACTTGTGTAATTTCATCTTACTTTCCTCCTTTCGTTCCGCTTCTCAGGTCATTTCCTTTTTTCACAACGGACTTTGCCTTTTTCTTCGTTGTGAAAAGTGCCTCCACCCTTTGTGTGCCGTTGTTGTTGATCCTCCCGGCATACGTGTCTTTTTTCATGCTGTTTCTCCTTTCTGTGCCGGTTTTCCCGGCTTTTTTGTGTGTTCAGTCCCGCCGCCGCCAATGTGCAAGGATCTCCGCGTCCGTCGCTTTTGGATTAATCAGGCGATATTGCTCTAAAACGTCTTGCGGGATACTTTCTCCCGTTGCGCTCCCTATGCCGCCCAATTTTCTAAGATGTTCTTTCCCCTGCGCACTCAGCGCCGCACGTCTCGCCGCGGCGGCACGGCTCTGTGCAATAGAATCCGTGGCATAAGCCGCATAGGCGCGGTAAAGCGGTACGCCGGCGCCCGCCAGCTTGATTATCTCCTGTGAATTCTCCAGCTTAAAAAAATCATCCGGCGTCCATGCGTTCGCTTCGGGAAAATGCTCGTTTAATTCCCGCAGCTCTTCTGCAAATCTCTGTTCGTTTACGCGCTGTATGAACTCATTGTCTGCCCGGCTATCGTTCACAGCTGCTTTGCGCACAGGCATCTCTTGGTTCATCTCCCGCATCTGATGGAAATCCTCATAGCCCATCTGCCGTGCAAACTCATCATTTTCCCGCTGCAGCTGTTCGATGCGTCTGCGTGCGCTCGCGGCTATCCTGTCCGCCTCATAATTGCGCGGCGGTTTCTCCTTTGCTTTATGCACGGCTTCCTTTTTTCCGCGTATCTCCGCACGTTCCCGCGCAGCCTCGTCGGCCCGTTCCTGCTTTTCCTCCATTTCCTTATGCGTCTCTTCCAGCGCTGCTGAGATCGCCTCCCCGAATTCTTCGTCAATGCTCGCTTCGCGCTGTTCTTCCTCGTTTTCCGTGCCGTTTAAATCCTTGATTTCTTCATTTTCCATAGTAGGTCTCCTTTTTTCGCTTGGCAGCGTCCTTTCTTTGCTTTTAGTCCGCTTCCCCGCATCTCACATACGGGCGTCGTTGTGGATTCGCTTCGGGTCCCCCTATCTCATCTCACACTCCGCTGACTCGTGCGTCGCTTCCCCCGCCCATCAGGGCGGCGCTCCTCCTCGTCCCTTTTTTCGCTTGGCAGCGTCCTTTCTGTATCCCTTGCAGGCTTGTTCCCGTTTGCGCTGGGTCCGCGTCATTATCTGCCCGCAGGCCTATGTCAGCTTATGCCGCAGCTCTGCTACCGTCCTGCTGTCCTCCGTTACTCGCTTTCCCGCATAATTTTCACATTGTGGATTCACGCAATATTGCCTCTGCAATAAAAAAGCGTCGCTGCCTTCCACAACGACGCCCCCGCTTTCAAGCCGCAGGTCGGTTCCGCATTTGGGACATTTTTCCATTTTTCCTCACCTCCCTTCCGTGGTTCAGCACAACAAAAAAGAGCCCGGTATTCCCGAACTCTTTTCACTTCTTCCACAATAGCATTATACCACAAAAGTGCGACCATTTACATGACATCCGTCCGCCAAAGCCCGACATCTTCGTAAAACAACTTTATTATCCTATCATATCCTCCGTCCTGATCGGGACCGGCCTCCCGTTTTCCGCCCAGATCCGCACCTGTGCCGCCGCAATGCCGTCGTTTGCAGACAACGGCAGCGCCTCCTCCCGCGCCCTGCGCCATCTCCATCACTGGCTCCCGCAGGAAAAATTCCATGTTCGCTTCCCGCGTCGCCTCCTCCCCGCTCATGCCCTTTGCCGTCAGGCCCCGGCGGTATTGCTCGTAACGGCTGTCCTCTCCCATCACATACAGGTCCGCCAGCGTCCGCATATAACTGCTCACTCCTGCTTCCGTTGCTGAAAGCCCCGCCTGCTTCAGCACTCCCCGAAAATATCCGTTTACAAATCCCACTTTCATGATATAATTTTACTAGACATTACCGAGGATTTCGGCGTACGGGTTAATCCCCGTAGAGACTGGATATGTCGTCGGTAATGTCTTTTATCTGTGTAATATCATAAAACAGTTGTTTCCATCATAGAAAAAAAGAAGCGCTTCTGCGCTCCCTCTTTTTAAAAAAATAAAAAACTTTACTGCACCCCGTTTGACTCTTTTTTGCGTTGTGCCATTCGACCAAAATAATATTGATCAATGTCAAAATCAAGGCCATAGGCCGCCCTTTCATCTTCCCGCAAATAGTCATGGATAATCGTCAACACTTCCATATAAGCAAGAATTTCTCCATTTACAAATTCGCTTTCCTCCTCTTTTAGAAGCTCCTCTATCCATTCTTTCACTTCACCAATTAAATCCAAGGCTAATCCATTCATTTTATAACCCCTCTCTCTCGTAAAATTCCCTGCATAATAGACGCTTCCTGCACATTTCGCATCGCATCTTTTTTCCACTTTTTTAAATAGCCTAACTGTTCTTCCAGAAATTTTTGATTCCAATCTTCTATATATTTTTCCGGGTGCGCTATCTTATCATGGTGCAGTTCCACTTGGTAAACATAGCTGTTATAGGCTTTATTTACCTGATTATCTTTCCATTTCAGAGCGTCTGCATATTTCCCATGGTGCTTTCTGCCCTCTTTTGCCGTGATATACGCGCTGTCGCTTATCATTATATCACCGTTATCGCTTACTTCATACCACTCGGAATTATCTTGTATGAGTTCCGGCAAAGAATATCCTTGTGGAATTTGACTGTCTCCGTTCCCACCTTTGCTGAAAACAATATTGTCCTGCGGTATCTCTACTTCTCCCCCGGAAAACCGCACGCCCTCCGGCGTCACATATTCATATTCCATCCCCGGTGCGTAAGCGTATTCCGGACGCTGCTGCAAATCTTCTCCGCCGAACAGCCCCCCGCTCCCGCGCCGTCAGCCCGTTCGTCTCCTGTGCGAAACTGTCCTACATCCTTTCCCGCGCCATAAACCACACACAAAAAAGGGAGCATAGCGTTATGCTCCCTTTTCCTCTTATATCCCCTATTTAATTGTTGTAATAGATACTGTCATAAACCCGCTGCGCTTCCCGTCCAAGATCGTTCAGATTATAAAATTCGTCAAATCCCTCTCGATCTATAAAAAGATGTAATTCCAATAAGATTCGATCAACATCTTCTTCTCTAAATAATTCTTCCCAATTATCAAAATTATTCTTAATAAACTCACGATCTTTTTCCCTAAAATATAACATTTTAACGCCTTCCTCTCCTGTAATTACACTGTATTAACATCCCTGTATATGGGTTTACTGTTACCATACATACCTCATTTACGTATACAACACTCCAACTTCCATCTGCTCTCATGGTAGGCATCCCAATACTGTCAGGATTCCTTAACGCCTCCAGCGCGTCTTCTATCGCAACGCCCCGGCGCATGCCGGGCATTGGAATATCATTTGCCGCCTGCTGCCCTATGATCCTGTCCACAAAGTGCGGTACAAAGCCTTTGATCTCTGTTCCATCCTGCGTCCGCTGCCCCACAAGCTGCCCGTCTATTTGCTCTCCTACGGCTTGGTATTGCTCATAGCCTACCAACACAGAGATATCTCCCTTGTCTACCGCCCGCATATATCCGTCCAGCAGATACGCTTCTTTTGGGTCAGTATACCGCAATTCGTTGTATTCAGCAAGGCTTTCCGGCGCGCCCTCCATATTATACTCTCGTATAACGGCCTCATACTCCGCCTCATCTCCAAACTGTTTATAGGGCTGGTAGGTTTCCGACAGCACGATTTCCCCATAAATATCGTTCCCACCTTTGCTGAAAACAATATTGTCCTGCGGTATCTCCGCTTCTCCCCCGGAAAACCGCACGCCCTCCGGCGTCACATATTCATATTCCATCCCCGGTGCGTAAGCGTATTCCGGACGCTGCTGCAAATCTTCTCCGCCGAACAGCCCCCGCTCCCGCGCCGTCAGTTCGTTCGCCTCCTGCACGAATTTCTCCCAGATCCTTTCCTGCGCTACCTTGAGCCGCCAGTTGCTGAACCGGTGCGTCATGATCTCAAGCGCCTGCGCCGCGCCCGCCGTGAGCGCCCCGCCTCCCGCGCCCTGCACCATTTCCATCACTGGCTCCCGCAGGAAAAATTCCATGTTCGCTTCCCGCGTCGCCTCCTCCCCGCTCATGCCCTTTGCCGTCAGGCCCCGGCGGTATTGCTCGTAACGGCTGTCCTCTCCCATCACATACAGGTCCGCCAGCGTCCGCATATAACTGCTCACTCCCGCTTCCGTTGCTGAAAGCCCCGCCTGCTTCAGCACTCCCCGCGCAAAGCCCGTTATGCTCTTTGGCGTGCTTCCCGCCAGCTTATACAGCTCCCGCGCCGGAAGCGCCGACAGCGCCGCGTCCACCGCTCCGCTGACCGCGCCCGCCTGAAGCATCTGTTCTACGCTCCCACCCCGTTTTCCCGCGTCATACGACGCCGCGCCCGCGCTCTGCATACCCGCAACAATGGGAGCCGCCGGGCCTGCCGCAAGTGCCGGCAGAAACTTGCCCACGCCAAGCCCCATATCCACAAGCGCCGTCATCTCCGGGGAAAGCCCCTCCACAAGCGCGTCCCGCGTAATCTCCTCGTTGCGCTTCAGCGTTCCCGCCACATCGTACAGGTTCACATCCCGGTATTCCCCTGTTGCCGCATTCTGCAGTTTCTGTCCAAGCGTTTCCCCCAGCATGCCGAAATTGCCCGCGATGCCGCTCGCGATATTGTTGCCCGCCTCATACGCACGCATCAGGCCGCTGTCGTGCTCCGCCATGTAGGCCGCGCGGTTCTCTGTCAGAAAATCACTTTTTCGCTTATCCAGCTCCCTCTCGATCAGCTGGTAGAACGCTTCCGCTTCCTCCGGTGCGCCGATCCCGCAATAATAATTGAGGACGTCCCGCTCGTCCCCTGTTAAAAACGCTTCCTTGCGCAGGAACGCCCCCGCCAGAAGGTCGTTCCCGCCGATCATCGCCACGGCCTGCTTCTGCTCCGGCGTGCCGTTCTGCGCGAACCGGTTCAGAAAATTACCGTCGCTGTATGCCTGCTCATACCAGTTGTTTCCCGACTGCTTCCCCGCTTCCACCGCCGCCGCAAAATAGTCCGGCGACTCCTGTGCTGCCGATATCTCCCGCGCCACGTCCTGAAGCTTGAACCAATCGTTTACCGCCGTCTTTTCCCGCCGCACCTCATTTACCGCTTCCTGCCGCGCCTGATTTCCCGCCGTACGCGCGTTGTACTCGTCCGCTGCGGCGATCGCCTGCTTTGTCAGCTCCTCTCCCGCCTCTCCGGGAACAGGGTGGTACAGCATCGATACATCCTGCCCCAATGCGTACAGGTCCCCGCTCTCCTCGTTGAATTTCTGATCCGCCGCCTCCTGCATTCCGCCGATCATCTGGCCGTATCCCTCATTGACCGCGTTCCGCGCCGACTGCTCCTCCGCGCTTACCCCCGGCTTGCCCAGCCGGTTCGTGTAATCCACCCATTCCCGCGCGCGGATGTCATCGTCTATTTCTTTTCCGGCATCTGCAAAATCTGTCCATACGTCCCGTGCCGCTCCCGGAAGATAGCTCCCCGGCGCGGCCGGAAGCTGTGCGGCCGCGCTCCATGATTTTTGGCTGGGCTGTTCCGCATCCTTTGTTGTCTTTTCTTTTTCCCGCCACGAAGTCATGACCTCTAACGGGCTATATACAAAAATGCCCGCGCTTCGCGGTTCGTTTTTCCCGCTCTCCTGCTCTGTCCTTGCCGCTCCGGCTTGCCTGCCTCCGTTTTCCGTGCGCCATGTGCTTCCCGCGTTGTGTATGCTCCCCGCCGTTACCCATGCTCCGCCGCTCTCCGGTTCCTTTTTCGGTCTGCTTCCCGCCTGTCTTTGGCTGCTTCCCCCGTTCCGGATGTTCCCCGCCGTTACCCGTACCTTTCCTTTCTCCTTTTCTTCCGTATCCCGCCATGTGCTCCCCGCGTTCCGGATATTCCCTGCCGTCACCCGTATCTTCTTCTTTTTTCCTCTCCTGCTTTTTACCGCCATGTTTCTCTCCCTCCTTATTTTTCCATGCCTTGCTGTACGATCTCCATCAACAATTCTTTTTCCGTCTCTTCAATGGGCATATTGGCAATGATCTGCATTGCCGCCTCCGGTTCGAACGTTCCCAGTTGCTCGAGGATTTCCCGTATCTCTTCTTCTTTTCCCGCTTCCGGCAGCACCGAAGCTTCCATTCCCATTCTTTCAGGGCCCGGGAGCCCACCGGGAATACCCATAGCGCCAACCTGCTGTGCCTGCGCCGTAAGCACGCCCTGTTCCATCGCCGGCATGGCCTGCATTTGTTCCTCCGTCATCATGTCCGGCGCCGGTTCTCCGTTCTGTATGGCGGCGGTAGGCTGCTGCCCTCCGTTCGGCAGTCCTCCATTCGGCGGGGCAGTAAGCTGTGTCCCCGCGCCCAATTCCGGTGAGACAGTCATTTCCGCTTGTGCCGCAAGCGCCTGCTGCTGCGCTTCCTCCTGCCGTTCTATCTCCTGCTGCCATTCCTTGACCATCTGCTTGGCATTCGGATAGTTGAGGCCCTCTTTCACACGCCAATACCGCAGCATCGTCCGCGGGTCCTGCGGGTTTCCATACGCGCCCAGCCCGAAATCCGTCCGCAGGTCCTCCAAAATGAACTGCCGGTTCCTTTGAGCCGTGCCGTTTTCATCCACCGAGAACAGGAATCCGTCCTCGTAATACCAGTTCCCCGCTTCGTCCTGACGCAGAAAATCATAACGGCTGAAAACGCTTTCCTCCGGTTCTCCATCTTCCCCTTTCGTCGTATACACCCGCGGTTCGTCCGCGTATGCCAGCATAAATTTGAACATGATCTCAAAAAGCTCCGCGTACGCCGCATTTTTCATCACCTGCTTGGAATTCTGCCTCCCGGCCGCCTGCGCGATCTGCGCCTCCTTCGCCCGGCCCGACGTTGCGGTTGGGTCGGCCTTGCCTTGAAAGGTGTCCGTTATCCCCAGCGTGCTTTTCGCCATCTGATAATATTGCTGTACGGAATTCAGGTCCTGCGCCACATCGAAATTCATTGTGATCGATTTCAGCATGCTCACTTGCTCCGCGCTCGTAATGTTGATCGGCTTTATATCCTCATCGGAAAGCGTGATATCCATGTCTTTTGGCTTCGTAAGGTAAGACCCGGCTCCCAGCAGCTTTTTGTTCACTTTGGTGAGCAGCTTGTTTGCCGCAAGCTGAAAATCCCGTATCGCGTCGCAGTCCGAATCTCCCAAAACCTGCCCCCGTGCCGATACGTTCCTGCGCACCGCCAGCGGGAACCGGTTCGGGTAGTAATACGGTATCTTCGTTGCTTCCTGCCGTACCCGCCGCTTTTTCTGTGTGACCGGCGCGTCCCCGGCGGGCAGCCCCATTTCGTCAAATTGCAGTTCATACAACGGCAGTCCGGTCTCCGGGTCTCTGGCCTGCTGCTCATATTCCTCATACGCCCATTCTCCGTTTTCCATCACGGGCGATACCGCGGGTATCACCGTTCCGTCCGTGCGCACGACGTCCTCCGTCAGCTCTTCATATTCCTGCGGCCGGTCCTTCCATTCCCGGCAGCCGCACTCGCATTCGCTTCCGAAAAGCGGCTTTTCACGTCCGCATTCCGCGCATATCTTACCCTTGCGCTGCTCATAATGCCCGTCGTCTATGAGGACCGTGTTCCCCGCCCACGAGAAGCATCCAAGGCCGCCCTCGCCGTTTTTGTAATAACAGACCACCTGCGTGCATGTGTCGTCCGAGATCGTCGGCTCTCCCGTCTGCGGGTCTATCCCTTCGTTTGAAACATCCACGCCGTACCGTTCTGAAAGGCGCTGCTTCGTATCCTCAAACGTCAGGAAGATATAGTCCATATACGGCAGAAAAAAGACGCCCTCCTGCGGAATGAACTCCGTCGGGTCGATGAGCCGCACATTAAGGCCGCCGACCGCGTCGCGTGTCCGCAGGGCGTTGTCCCACTCTACTAAATATGCGCTTCCTCCGAGCGTTTTCACCGTCCGTTCGTCCTCATCGTTCAAATATTCGAACGGCATCCTTGAAAGCTCGTTTTTCAGCATGTCCTCGATCACCGCCGCGAGCCGCTTGTTTTCCTCCGTCGGGCGCTTCGGCGTTACCTTCGGCTGCGGGATATAGCTGTCGATCTGGCTCTCCACAAGCTCCATTGTAAAATTCCATACCACCTCCGCGTCTTTTCCGCCGTCGATATGGTGGTCGCCCATATACTGTGCCCGCCGTCTCTCGAACGCCGTCCGCTGTTCCCCATACGCCGTATAGGCCGTTTCATATTTCTGCCTGAATTCCCTCAATTTTGTACCGTTGCTTTTTTTCATCCCTTTTTTCCTTTCTTTTTTGTATAAAAAAAGAGCCTGAAAGGCCCTTTTCTCTCATGGTCGGTATACTTCGTTTGCGCGGCTGCGCCGCGCTTTTTCCTTATTCTTTGTTCCTGCTTGGGGCCCACCGCCCCGTTTCGCCCTGCAAGGCCCGCTTGATTCCGTTAGTGCGGTTCCGTTTCTTTGTTTCCTCTGCTTCTTGCGTGGGCTCAGCCTGTGGCCCTAAGCCGCAGAAAGCTTTTTGATAATGCCCATCAGGTTGTCACCGCCACTTCTTCGGTTCTCCCCACACCCCTGAACACTCCCTGTGGTCGCTTCGCGGGCGGAAATTGCATTTCCCCGCGTGCCCCCATTGCTTAAAGTTGTTTTACCTCGGCGAAACCGCCGCCTCGTCGTCAGGGCATGTCCTTTTACTCGTTTTCGTCCCGCCGTCCGAAAGCCTCGCTCACGGGCCGCCCTTCCTCTACCCCACGCAACCCGCGTTGCTGGGCTTGCGCGGGGGCCCCTGTCCAAAGTTATTTTTGACAACGCCCATCAGGTTGTCATCTCCACTTCTTTGGCTCTCCCCACAGCTTCAGCAGCCTCTTTTTGCCGTCCTCGTCCGCGCCTCTGTAATCCTCAAACATGTCCTCCGTCCATTCCGCCCGCCGCCCTTGTTCATCCACATTCCGTGTTGTGCGCTGCTGGCTTCGTATCTCGTTTGCGATCATATCTGAAAATAAAAGATCATCATGCTTTCCGGCTATCGCATCCGGTCTCCCTCCATCGTCATATACAAACGTCAGCGCCTCCCTCAGCGTCGGGATATCATGAAATAGCTCCACATGATTATTGACCGCGTCCACCTCCCTGTCGATAATAAGCGGCCGGGTGTTCCCATCCGTTTTCCAGCCGTATTTTTCTTCGATCGTCTTCTTATAATCGTCATACCGCCGCCGCACATATTGCCTCGGGTAACGGAGCCGCTGTAATTCTTCTATGGGGGCCGTGTTGAAATTCATTTCCACACCAATCAACGCATCATTATAATATTTCCCCAAGCAGTAAAGCTGCTCGGTGAACGGCTTCGATTCATTCAGCTGCATGTGCAGCGTCGCCACACGCTCACCCGTCGAGTTGTCGAGCACTGTTGCCGCATAAAAATCCTTTCCCTCTCCCTTGGTATCTGCGCCGATCACATAAGGCACCCCCTCCTTCGGCATGGAATAGAAACGAATGTCTCTCCCCCTGCCAAGCGTAAAGCTGTCGATCCTGTCCTTGCTCTGTGCGTCGTGCCACCGTATCCGGAAGCTTCCCTCCCGGAACGGCTTTTTTTCCTGCTTTCGTTCCAGTCCGGCGATCCGCTCCATAACGCGCCGGTTGTCGAATACAGGCCGTCCGCTCATCAAAAACGCCTCGTCCGGGCAGGATGGATATTCCTGCCGGAAAATGTCCTCGCTGCCCCGGCAGTTGTTTTTCAGGCACCACCGCCGCCATGCAAGCTGCCCCTCCGAAAGACCATACGTCTCTTTCATTTTGCGTTCTTCCTTCGTCAGCTTCAGCCCTTCGGCAGGCATCGTGTATTCCGCGTGCTCCCACCATGCGCAGAACACCGGGATAAAGTCATTTTCCCCTGCCACAGCCGCATCCCATATATCCTTAAAATCTTCATATCCGTTGGCCGTCGATTCAATAACCACCATCGTATTCGGCTCGTTGGGCACAGCCTGCAAAAGACCCGTCAGGATATCCGCCTTGTCCTTGGGCCAAAAGGCATATTCTGAAATGTGCAGGTTCTGAAACGTATCCGACCGCCCGATGCTCCCGTTTCCCGCCGTCATACATTTGATCGAGCTGTTTCCATCCGCAAAGCCGAATACAAGCTCCTTTGCATTGCTTGCAAGCAGCGGAGGCTTCAGCGAAGCGTCGAGATGCTCGTAATACCGTTTGCTCATGCGGAACAGATTGTTCGTTGCCGCGATCTCATGCGTCACGATGCCGCTCGAAATATTCGCCTGCGTTGCCGTATCCTTGAAGATCATTCCCTCCGTTAAAGTGGAAAATCCCATTTGCCGCGCTTTCAGAATAATAGCGCGGATGGGTTTCCCGTTCCTGTATTGCTCGGCAATCGCGTCATAGAGCTTCATCTGGGCTGCATTCATCTTGAAATCGATAAGCTGCGCCCGTTTATCTCGTATTTTTAAATATCGTTCAATAAATACTTTTGTGTTGATCACGCCATTGTTCATCCTCCTTTTTCTGCCGTTCCATCATGCCCTTTTTTAAAATCTTTCTCCGTCAAGCTCTCTTAATTTCTGCTCGAGCGATACGTTCCCGTTTATCTCGATCTCCCGTTCTGCTTTATCTCTCCATCCAAAATTTTTGAGCGCAAAAACGTCTCCTCCGTTTCCCCGTGCGATCAGCCGTTTCTCGTATGCGTTTTCTATCCTCATCTTTGCACGGCGGACGATATCCCCATATCCGTCCCGCTTCTGATAATTCAGCAGCGTTTCCCGCGACGTATCCAGTGCAAGCGCAAGTCCTGTGACCGTCAGCGGTTCTCCTGTTTTCTCGCATTCCGCAAAGTATGCGTCTATCCGCTTCTGTAATTCCCTTGCGCTTTTGAATTTTAGGCTCCTCCCTATTTTCTTTTCCATTTCTTCTCCTCCTTTTGAATATAAAAACTTCACTTGGGCCTGCTTTTTTCCCCTACATTTCAGAATTCTTCTGATATATCGTCCGATATTCGGGTATCTATATAGCAACACCGAAAGGAAACAAAGGAGGAACTACTATGGAATATAAAGTAATCATAAGAGACCGCGAAGAAGGCACCGAAAAGTACATTACCGGGCTCAATAAGGCTCAGTCCGAAAAAGAGGCTCTTTCTCAGGCGCGTGATGCTGGCAAATTAGTCTATATCAGCTGGACCGATGCAAACGGCAGGAACGGCTATCTGAACCGCGACGGTGCAACAGATGTCTGCCCCGGCGAGCCATGGTGACCGATTCACCCTCTTTCCGCAGGATGGCTGAGCCATCCTGTTTTCTTATAACAAAAGAGACCGGAAAAAACCGGTCTCTTTCAGCAGTATTCCCCCACTGCTCCCACATTAGCATTGTACCACAAAAATGGTACCTTTTCCATGCCGTCTGTGCGACATATTGCCGACATCTTTATTTTTCTGTGCTAAATCGCGGAAATTCCCCGCCGGGCCGTAGCGGCTCCAGAACGCCCCTTTGTTTTCTCCGTGCGGCTCCCGGGAAGCCCTGCTCTTTCACATAACGCGTTCCATGCTCTTGTCTGGATTTTGAAAAGCAAAGCACAATATCCCGTATCTGTCCTCGCCAATCACGCGCCGGGCACGTCCTTTCCGCTCTCAAATCGTTATCCAAACAGCCAAAATTCCTGCCGCAGCCAGCAAGCTGATCAATAATTTTTTTATCTTTATTATTCTTTCTTTTTTCATATATCCGATTAAAGTCTTAACCCCACTCTGCCTCAAGCCATATTTTTCTTGCCGCCTGCACCCGTTTATCCTCCATATTACCCGCAAACCGCAGCTCTCCGTCTGCCGTTACTCCCATCACCAGATTACTGTCGTCTTTGAGCACTACGATATCCTGCCAGTCCTCTATTGCGCTGATATCTATAAAGTCGCTGTCTAATTCTTCAATCGCCTTCATCCAATCCGTCACCAGTACGGTCCCATCGCTTCGTATTCCAAAATTCCTGTAATCTCCTCCTACGACTTGTACGACATCTGTCCAGCCATCAACAGTACATTCTCCATATCTGTTGTCTCCTGCCGCGACTACCGTTCCGTCTTTTTTTAAGCCTAATACACTGTGCGTACCGCAGGCCACCTGTGTAATGTCTTTCCAATCTTTTATCTCTTCTCTTATCTTTTCATGCGCCTCTTGTTCATCGTCCTCTTTGCAGTCGCATCCATAAACGACTGTACCGTCCTTCTTCAACCCCGCAGCCACGTTCATTAGCCCACATGAAATTTCTGTAATATCCTCCCACTCCTCGAAAGAGGGCCATATACATTCTCCTGTATTCCCTACCGTTCCATCTTCAAATAAAGCAACGACAGTCTTGTAGCAGGAATCGATCTGCTTCACATCGCGCCAGCTTTCCATACCGTTTAAAAGGTTCTCATTCAATCCCGCTCCGATTGCGGTACCGTCTTTTCTCAGTCCTGCCACAAACCATCGTCCAAAGGTGATACCACATATATTTTCCCATTCATTGATTTCTTCTGTCCGTTCCGCTGCCTGCGCAAAGATTTCCCAAAGTTCCGCTTCGTCAGCCGTTCCATGAAGAACATACGTTCCCCGCACAGTTCCGTCTTTCCGGACGACAGCCACACTATCTCCCGTTAAAGCGACCCGCTCCCGAAAAGATGTATCCTCCGGTATCGGTCTTGTTTCTCCGGCCGCGGGCGCGCAGCCTGCCAAAGTCCATAGCATCATCCCGCATAAGACCATGCAGGCCATACGCTTAATCTTCTTCATAACTGTCCCTCCCCTTATATTCGTCAGGTGTAGCCAAATCATGTATTGCTTTTGAAGCTAATCCAATCAGCGCAAAAGGATCCTTTATCGCATCGATAATATCTATCCCATCGGACATTCCGCTTGCAAGCTTATCTTCCTCCATTGGCGCCCCCAGCTTGTCATACATGCGTTTATTATAATTGATGAGCGCATCCAGATGCTCCTGTGTAAACGAATCCTTAAATGAATTGAAAGTAATCCCCTCCGAAAGCAAGGCTGTCTCAAGATTTGCAGTATAAATACTATTTGAAAGACCGCCACCTGCATCCGAATTTCGTACTAACTCGTTAATTGCTCTCATATACGGCGTTCCTTCCAATTCTGAAAGTTGGATTTCCCCCTCCTCCTCCAAAAGCTTTCTTAACTCGTCCACTTCTTTTCTCGTATAGGCCGGAGGAATATCCCCTTTCGATTCATCCGGGGAATCGGACGGTATCTCTTTGGAATTAGAATCAGGTGCTTGGGTATTGGACATCTGCACGATTTCATCCGCCTCCGCGACCATTCTTCCGCTCATGCCGTTCGGCAGCGTTGCGTCCGGGTGCTCGCGCAGATATTCCATCATCTCTTCCGCCCCGCCCGGGAAAAACAGCGGCGCTTCTTCCGTTTCGCCCTCTTTTTTCCGTGCTGGCTGCGGCTTTACATCTGCCATCAGAAGCTCCGCGCCTGCTCCGCCGATTGTCGGCTGGTTTGCCGCCTCCCGCTCTCCGGCGATCCATGCCTCCTGCTGTTTCGGCCCTTCTATCCTGCTAATTGCGTTAAGCCGCCCGCGCCAGTCGAGCCCATCCCATGCGTCCTCTGGGATTTCCTCCGGCCTTTTGACGATTGCCGGGCCGCTCCATACTGCTCCCGGCGTTTCTCTTCCGGCTCTTCTCTGCGGCTCCGCCTCCGCCGCCCTATGCTCCATCGTCCGCGGCGGCCACTGCCCGTTCCATACATCCCGCTGTTTATTTCTCCCGTTGATCGTATTATACCCTATTTCTTCTTCCTTTTCCCGTTCTTTTTTCCGCCTCTCCAATTCCTCCTGTATATACACCATTCTATCATACTGCTCGCTCCCGTTCAGCTTATCCCATCCGCGCGTTCCCTCCACGCGGCTCCGGAAGTCTCCTCCCTCCGGCAGCCCGAACAGGTCCTCATAGTTCCGGTTGTACCGCTTCTTCCTCCCGAAGCCCTCTGCCACGCCCAGCCGCTGCTCCCGCAGCTCCTTTTGCGTCTCCTCCAGCGCACGGCTGAATGCCGCGTCTGTCTTCTGCCTGTCCGCTTCCCGCTGCTTTCGTTTCTTTTCATAGTAATCCGCCGCCGTCTCCCCCGGCTCCAGCTTCACCTGCTTCCACAGCTCTGCGCCTCCTCCCGGCCCTGCCGTGTTCACCCACGTCGGAGCAACTTCCGCTTGGTTTTTCGCCGTTCCGGCCGTGCTTTTCCACGGTTCGGCCGTCTTTTTTTCCACCCCCGCATATCCGTTCCCCGTTCCGGTCTGCTCCCTTCTTCTCCTTTGCGCCGCTTTCCTCCGCTGCTCCCGCGCCTCTTTTTCCCGCTGTTCTTTTTCCCTCCTCTCCTTCTGCTCCTCATACCAATTCCTTTTCTTCTCCTTTTTCATCCTGTTTGCTCCTTTCCTTTTTTTCCACCGCGCATGCCTATGCTTCCGGCCCTTTCATATTCTCTCCCGCCTGCAAGCACCCGCAGGATACGATTTCGCAGCCTTTGTGTCTGCCGCTCGGAATATCCGATTTCCTCCGCGATATCCGCTACATTTTTTCCCTGCGCATACCGAAGCTCTACATACTTTTTTTCTGCCTCATTCAAACCCGCACGTTCAAGCTTATCCCGTACTTTGTCGAATTCTGTATACAGCCCTTCCAGCTTTTCTACCGCCCTTGCGATCCGTCCGTCATAAATATCCGCCATCTTCTGCACGATCCGGCAGACCGGATCATCGTTTTCTCCGCGTTTTCCCCCAATTCCGTCCAGCCGCGGTCCTTTCAGAAATATGTCGATACACGCATATTTTTCAGCAGTCAGTTCGCGGACCGCCTCCCGGCATTCCTCCGATTTCCGCTTCAGCGCTCCATACTGGAACAACAGCAATTCCGTTTCTTCCATATTATGTCTCCCCTACCGTCTCCTCATGTTCTCAAAATATGCAATCGTCCGTTCACATTCCCGAATCTCCGTATCATAGTGATCCAACACATCCTCCTTCAGTTCTATGCTGAGGCCCATAAATTCCTCCACATCCCGTCTTTCATCCTCCAGCATATACAGGCGCTCCTCCGCTTCCTCCTGCCGGGCGCATAGCTCGCGTGGATATTCCTCGCCTGTTGCCATATAATTTCTGATATACGGCGCGTCTCCAATCTTCATTTCGTACCCTCCTTTCTCTCTCTTTTCACTTCCTGCCGTTTTCCTTTGTTTGCGATCTTCACGAGCGTCAGATCGAGTTCCCGCTTTTTTCTTTTCATATTCCCTCCAAATATTAATTTTACTAATATTAGTTAAGCTAATATTATCACCTGCCTCCTCGTCTGTCAACGAAAAATATTAATTTAACTAATATTTGTTGCGTTGAAAAAATATTTCTCTTTCAGTAAAATAGAAACATAAGTAAAATTGATATAAGTATTTCTAATATTCGAGGTGTTCCCCCATGAATCGAATCAAAGAATTGCGCACCGCAAAAGGTCTGAAGCAGACCGATCTGGCAAAGCGGCTCGGCGTAACGCAGGGCGCCCTTTCCGGCTGGGAAAATGAAAATTATGAGCCCGACATCAAGGCTCTGAAAAAAATGTCTGAAATCTTCGGCGTTTCGGTAGACTATATCCTCTGTCTGACAGATACCGCCGCACCCGCAGATACGCCGTCTGAAACGCTGGTCGCCCTCTCCGCGCCTAAGGGCTACGACCGTCTTACAGAAGACGAACGCCGGGAGATCGAAGAGATCATCGCGATCTATAATAAGCGTAAAGATTCCTGAAAAAATTTTTTAGAATCGACACGAATCGACATAAAAAGACATTCCCCCCTGCTATAATAATCTCACAGACACAGCGGGCCAGAGTGCCTAAAAGGGGTGGAAATTATGTTGCGCGAAATTTTAGAGGAAGAACTTCGGGAAAACGGGATAACCCTTGAGACCTACACGTTCCGCAGCGGTTTTAACGCGCTCACAGTAGGCAAAACGATCCTGATCAGCAGCAGCCTCGAAAGCACGGCGCAGAAAAATGCCGTTACGGCGCACGAGCTTGGTCATCAGCACACCTGCGCCATCAATCTGCTGGACGCTGAAACGCATATCCAGAATAAATATGAATATATGGCGGACCGTTGGGCCGCCCAGAAGGTCATGCCTCTCGAAAAGCTGTTCGAGGGCTTCAAGCGCGGCCTGCGTACCATGCAGGAATTCTGTGAATTTCTCGAAATAGACGAAGATTTTTTTCGCCGCAGTCTCGCCGTTTATTCCAAAATATACGGCGCGTCGCACGTCTATAAAGGCCATCTGTTCCAGTTCGACCCGCTCAATATCCACGACCTGTAG